CCGAAATTCCTAGTACCCTACTAGCATAATAAATCGTAGAAACTCCGGTATATCCCCCATCTAAACTCATATTTTTAAGGTGGATAATTTCCTCCGATTCAAATGTTTCATAGATATTGTTTATAGGGTCGCTCACCAAATAGAGGTCTATAACCTTATCATAGCTAACCGATCCGGGAGAAAGCAAAACAAGCTCACTTAATTCTCCCATGAAATATTTAGGTAGAATATAAGCATTACCAGTGCAAACAGTTTGAATAATCGCGTTACGCATCAATTCAAATGAGTTTTGTCGCCTGTTTGATCTTTTCGTAAGCAAGTAATTTGCTTTGCTTCCTTCATAAACAGAAAAATAACCATTCTTTTTTCGTTTCATTTGAAGCGGTAAAGCGGCAATACTCCCGCTAAGAATACTAGTGCATCGATACACCGTAGCAAGCTTCATCGCTGTTTCAGGCCCTGTAACTGTAGATACTGCCGGAGTGCTAACGTTGCTCACTGTAACATCAGCCGTTACTACTGTATCAAAATAACCTCTTTGCTGTGTTTCTTCTTGTACGTCTTGTACAATTTCTTGCACTACCTGTTGACGTTTTTTAAATGGATTTCTCATTATCTTATCTCTCTACATTATTGAATAGCCAAAACGTCATTAAAGCGGTTATTACACCATCTATTTTTTCGTTGTGGCTTCGTTTTATTGGTTTTCTATTTTCGTTTCTATCCTCGTCTATTACGGCATTTCCGAAACAGAAATAATTTATCGGATTATCGTTAAAGCTGACTTTTTGTGTTTTTACAGCCAATTCAAATGATTCTACAGGACTTGTGAAGTTTCCGTATGTTTGCCCGACTGGTTTTAATACCTTACTAGCTCCAGCAGCAGAAAGCATATTCACAAACTCCAACGACCTATAAGGGTCGTAGCCAATTCCAAGTATTAATAAGTTTTGATTTCTTGCTAGAATATCATTTACGATCTTTTTGTAGTCTATCACATCGTCATCGCATAGCATTAAAAAGCCTTGTTCTACCCACTTTTCATAAAGTTCACGGTTAGGGTGATCTTTTAAAGCTCCGGCAGGGAAATAGTAATCTGTATGAATGTGAAAGCTTCGCAAGGTTTCGGAATAGATTGTGTAAGTAACAGCTGAAAAGTCGTCGCATACTGATAAGTCAACCGCAACCATACACGGCGGTCTGCCTTGTATTTTATCAATATCAATATGTTTTGCCAACGCTTCTATTTCTTCCGCCTTAATCCATGTTTTTGTTTTATCAGAAGCAAAAATATTTAGCATCTTAGTGCGAAACTCTAGCGCATCAGGTGCACTAATCAATGCTTTTTGATATTCTTGTTCGTAAAATTCTTCAAATACAATTATGCCTAAATGTGGATGCACTTTATACCATGTATGCGGATCGCCTTCCTCGTCTCCTTCGTCCGGTTGAAATATATGTGCGAAAGTAGAATCGTTTTCAAGCTCTCCTCTTAGAATAGCCTTATAGTTTTTAAGCATATCAACAAAAGGCGTGTCTTGCTTGTCTGAGGCTGTTGTAATTACTACGGTTAAAGGGTTTAATCTTGCCCCCATTGAAGAGGTTAATACGTTTTTCAATGCCGCACTATCAGCTTGTGCGAATTCGTCAACAATAACCATAGAAGCATTAAGGCCGTCCAATGTGTCCGCCTTAGACGCTAGACACCTAGAGAAAGAACTTTTGCCTTTCATCTTATTAAAAATAACCTCTCTATTTATCTTAAAGCGGCGCAACTTAGGATCAAGCGATTTTAAAACCCCAGAGATTTCACCAAAACAAATTTGGGCTTGTGAATATGAATTTGCAGCAACATAACTTTGTGCATTTGCATCACCGAAAAGCAAATCGAACACAGATAAAGCCGAAACGCTTGTAGTCTTTGAGAACTTACGAGGAACAAACAAAAGAGCTTCGCGTATTACTCTCCGGTTAGTTCCTTTATGATAAAAGCCTAAGATATTAGCGAACTGAAAAACTTGTATAGGAGTTAATTTGTAACATCTGCGCCCAGCTGTACCAGAAAACTTTAAACGCTCATAAAATACAATAAATGCTTTTACTTCATTTATTCTAAAGTCGAATTTATCTAAGAAAGCAAAAAAACGAACTAGTGCTAAAAGTTCATATAGGTTGTGATCTTCATGGTTAGCAATACAGGATTTTACATAAGACTCTAGTCGCTTATCTGCATCAGATAAGTTATAAGAATCAACGTCGATCTGTGAGAGTCTTAACGCTGTACTTTCCTTTAATTCGACTAGCTTCTTATCTACCATCCCTTACTTCATTAACTGCACCTATCATGTCAGAAACTTCGTCGTCCTCGCTTGAAACCAAAGTAGATAAAGTAAGTCCTAATTCTCTAAGCGCCTTTCTAGTTGACTCGTGAGCATCAAAAAAAACACGGCACGCCGGATTTGCTTTCTTTGTTTCATGCTCTTCTCGTGATAACTCAACACCCGTAACATCATTATCCTCTATGTCACTATATGCACTTATCATTACGCAATACGAGCAAGCGCAAGACGTAATAATCATATCAAGAGCAGGGGTATAAGTTCCTTGCTCTTTTAATGCCTTCTTTATTTTTGCCTCAATTCTTTTGCGATCTGACATAGTTTTTATTCATTTTTATACTATGTTTTTTCGCGCCTGATTGGTGGCTTTTGATTATGAAAGGCTAATAAATAAGGGGTTTTATGGATTTTGTAGGTTTGTAAGATGGCTAAAAAAGCTTACCCCCACGAAAGGTAAACAATTCACGCGTGTAAAAACTAGGTAGTGTGGGTTTCGGACACTTTGAGGCAAAAAGAAAAAACCCGCCCCCTCTTGGTCGAGGGTGACGGGTTGTAAACATTCGGAAAAAATGTGATTTATAAGGCTATTTCAGGAACGAATCAAAGAAGCGTTGTGTTGTTCGCTTGTTGTTTGCCTGTATAGATGCTTTTGAATGACTAAAAGCAGCTCTATGTATCTCAGAGTGGCACGCATGACACAAACTCATTAGATTAGAATAACTAAACATAAGACGTTTCATTGCGTCATCATTCGGTACAGACTCAACAGGTCGAACGTGATGCACTTCTGTGGCAAGCGTAGTAACACCTTTCGATTCGCATTCTTGGCAAACAGGATTAGCTTTAAGCTTCTTTATCCTAAGTTCTTTCCAACGCTTTGAATTGATTAGTTTGATATATATTGGATTGCGGCTCATTTCAATTAAGTGTACATTATAATATGGTATCTCATATATATAAATATAAAAATGCTGCTATGAATATTAAGATATGATCTTATATTCATAGCAGCATTTTTATAGAAATTATAAATTAATAATCTAAAATTTACTTCATATTACTCAACAGACTATTCACTTTTTTCTTTTAGTTTTTTTTCTTTAGCAAGTTCTACAAAGTTTATTGAAGGCAATATTACAGGTGAAAATCCAGACTGTAATGTTATATTAGAAACAAAAGATCTAACATAAGGAAAAGCTATCGCAGGAGCATTTATCTTCACAAAGCTAGAAGACATAAATTCTTCATTTAGAACATCATCTGTTTCAAATAAAAAAATCATTTCTAAATGAATATTAAACTCTTCATCTTCTATATTCATTAAAAATCCAATACCAAATTCTTTAGTTTTACCTTCAATAAGTGTATCCCCTACTGATAGATCCAAGTTGTTTTTTTCTTTACTTTCACCATCTAAATATTCATTTATTTTAAATGAAAGATTTTTTACTTTCCAGTTCTTAAGTTGAATCTTCATAAATTTAAGCAGCTAATGAATATCCTTCATTTTCATCCACTGCACCACTACAATGGACTAATGGAATTTCAAATTTAAATATTGAATTATTATTCTCTATATTTTGTTGATAAAACAAATTTTTAAAATATACAACATGATCCAATTTTACATAAAAATTTTCATTATCGTAAAGATCAAAAGATTTATGTTCATAAATGGGTTTATCTATATTATCAACAAATCCATATTTTTTAGTAAGAATATTGTATAATTCATCCGCAGATATATTTTCAAAATACGAATCAATCTTTTGCTTTAATTTTTCATCTAATTTCATTGCTTAATTCTCCCATTTTTGATTTGTTCCATATCTATTATATTTTCAGCTGGATTATAAATTGCGCATATCGTGCAATTTGGAATTCTTCTAGATATAAAGAGTATTCTTTCTTCCTCAAACTTTATATAAAAATTACCTTTAGCAACCTTTACATCAAAAATTTTTTCACCTCTGGCAAAGTTTATTAAGAAGCCATCAATAAATTTTAGTCTCTTATCTTTTAATTTATCAATACATCGTTGCTGAACATAATCTAAAATTGCTACTCCTTCACCAGTTGTTAAATCTAAAAAGTTCTTTTCATCAACAACTATTTTACCTTTTAAAACAGCAAAATACAGGTATTTATATTTTTTTTCATTTTTATCCCATGATTCTGCAATAGCCCACTTTTCAGCTTGGGAAGCTGGATCTTCATTAATTCCATTTACAAAAAAATAACCCCCATCTCCTAACCATTCATTATCGCCAATAGAAGGGATTAACCCTGTATCTAATATACTTTTAACTTTTGATTTATCTGTGCCATGAAAGCCTTCCATAACAATGGCCATTTTATTTATATATTAGTGATACTTAACTTATATATTGGCTGCAAATATAACAAAAAATCAATTAATTATTCAACTAAATTGCAATAAAATAAATATTAATATCTATCTGTTAATTATAACAAGCTAAATTTACTATCAGCTCTTACATCTATTATTTAAGAAAACACTTTCAGTTACAGATTTGTTTATTTTATAAATGTTTTAATTTATACATTCGTAAATCCTTAACAAGAGAAACCTTTTATTTACAAAATTAGCAAAAGAATTAATTACGGCAATATATATCAAAAAGGCAAATCGTCTTTACCCTCACTCGGATTAAATAACTCAGCAGGCGGATTCTGATTAACCGGAACCTGTCGATTCACATTCCTTTGAACAACATTAAAGGCCCGAACATCATTAAACCACTTACCATTCCACTCTCTACAATCGATATTAAACGACACGTCTAAATCTTGTCCTACTTGTATTCCAAACGAATCTACTTTATCATTCCAAAGCGAAAAGCAACACTTTTTCGGGTATTGGTCATTTGTTTGGATTACATACTCTTGTTTCTTCCATTCTGTTCCGTTTCTGCCTGTTCCAGATTGAACAGGCAGTACAGCGATAATAGTTCCTGATATTTCCATTACTATTTTATTCTTTTTCCTAATTTTAAAATAAAGACATTTTCTTTTGGTGCACCCCATTCAGGATTTCCAACTCCAATTTTAATAGACTCCAGTTCAAACAACATTACTCGGCTCGTATATCCGTAGTGGAATTCAACAAGATCAAACTCCTTAAACCTTGTATTGTTGCTTACAAATGGAATTTTTCCTAATTGATGCTCTATGAATTTTTTTATCCAATACTCTTTGATTTCCCTGTATTCTTCTTGTTTAATACCACTCTCTATCATTTCATACCATTGAGCTTTCAATGGTAGAACAAGCGCTTTTCCTTTCATGCTGTTTTCTTTTTAGGTTTATATTCCCATCCATTGAGGCGATACACTTCTTTTCGGGCCTCTTCTTTACTCATCTTATAATCGACTTTCTTATAAGAACCTTCCGATTCTTTCTCATAAATAGCGAATCCATGGAAGTGAGGCGAATAATGATACTTTGGTTCGTTCATGCTTCTAATTTATTTAATCCGTTTAAAAAGTACTTTACTCTAGCGCAATTACCGTCGCATTTGGTGTTCTTTGTTTCGGCTCGATGCGTATAGCTTGCGCATCCTCGACTTGATCTAGACGGGCAAGTGCTCTTGTGTACTTCTACAGCCTTTTCAATGGTTTCATCCCGGGCGATCTTGGCCGCTTCGGTTGCCACTTTTTTAATCAGCCCACGACTGCGGACTTTTTCAGACGTGGCGGTTTCAATGTATTGTTTTGCTTTATTCATAACTTACTTTCTTACTAATTAAATGTTTCATAATTTTATCTGAATAAATTTTGTTGAACAGGTTTATTTGTTGGGCTAACTAAATGAAGACGATCTGAGATTAATCTAAATCCATAATCTTTAATAAGGCCATTTTTACGAACAATTATGTTATTATCTAATTCGTCAACGCATTGAAATCCAATAAGTTTTTCGCTGTATATTTTTACACATCGAAGCAATACATCGTCAATAGTATAATATTGTCCTATTTGAAAATGGCTCATATCTGGTTATATTTGAATTATGTCTTCTTCGCTATCTTCACACTCAACACTATCCTTTACAGGTTTCTTAACAACAACCCGAATCGCTTTTTCAGTGAACTTACTAGATAAATACTCATTTGCTTGCTCTTGACTTTTAAAGCTCAATTCTTGATCGGTATAAAGCGAAAGAATAACCTCATCTAGCTTATCAACTGAATCAAGCGCATTCGAATTTATCGCATTGCCTAGCTTTCTAAACTTATCAGATAAACGCTGATAGTTGATCGTTACAAACCTGTCAATATAAGACCTATTTTTCTCATTTACCGGGAGTACACTAGTTGCGGCTTCTCCGATATAATTTTGATTTACTAATTTCTTTAATCTCGCCATATTCTTAATTGTCCGTTAGCCTCGTCTATTTTACTTTGAGGAATTTTACGTTTAGGTTTTACAAATTCAAAGTGCCGTTCTGCTTGCGATAGGTCACTAAACATGTCTATAATTTCATCCTGTAAAGGCTCGTCCTTTTCCGGATCATTTTCAGGATCAGCGACCCTCAAAAAAGCAGCAACGATATACTGCAATATCTGATATTCAGACCTAAAATTGTATTCTTTCATTATGTGAGTCAATCGCTCGTAAGCATCTCGATCAAGCCGAGCGAATATCTTTTTAGCTTTTTTCTTTTTGTATGCCATAATTAGAATATTGAGTTACTTTCTTAAACTATCACCTTTAAATTCAATCGATTTACAAAGTCTAGCTATTCGATCTAAGGTTCTCTCTCCATATCGATCTAAAAGCTGCTTAGGGGTCAGATTTGTTGTTATGAATAAAAGCTTTGTACTTGCTTCTGCAGCATTTATTATCTTGTTGAACGGTTCGAATGGTTCGCCGTAATTAGTTACTTGTTCCTCCACTCCTAACTCGTCAATCATATTGCAAAAGCCGTTTTTTACAAGTCGCATATATTCGCTTACTAGAAAATCTGCATGTACTGGAATAATCGTCTTTTTGAAAAACATGTGAAATAGCACTGGCATAACAGAGCAAAGTATCGTTGATTTTCCACGGCCACAATCCCCATGAAGAAATAGACCTTTGCCATTGGTGTCTTGCATCCAGTCGATTATTTTTTCATATTCAGGGAGCCAACAAAATGAGTTTGTTTTATCAACTTCGCGGAAAACCATTTCAAAGTAATACATGCAGGTCTTTTTATCTCCAAAGCAAAACGTTTGAAGATTCCGTTCTGTCTTTACGTTAATAGCTTTAAGGCTATCCATTGAGGTTTTAATTAAATCGTTTATCATGATTTCAATTTGTTTAAAAGAGTTGCTTCTTTATCTAAATTCGACGGAATGAGTATTTTTGAACTTGACTTATTTCTCTTCCGGTCTGTCGACTGCATTCCATCGTACCATCTTGAAAAATGGCTCATCGCATCTTTGGGCGTTTTAGTTATCTCACCTTCGTTTGAGAGTTTTACAAAAAAGGCCTTTAAGCTCAATTTAAAATCTTCTACGTTGATATGGTTATTCATACAAAAGCACTCATACCAGCTTTGATTTGCCAAAAGATTATTATAGCATTCCTGTAAACTGACCTCTAAAAGATTTTCAGAGACATTCACGCGCGCTAGAGGGAGAGATATATTATTATTTTCTTTTTCTTTTATTTTTCTTTTTAGCATTGCATTCGCATCATTATCCGATGCGTTCGCATTGCATTCGCTTTTATCGCCTTCACTATTCACTTCAATATCAACATCTTTAGTCCATCTAGCCGAAGCGGATTTTTTAGCTTTTTCAGACTTAATACGCCGTTTTTCAAGTCGTCTTAACACGCTTTTTGAGTAGAAAAAGCCATCCTTAATTACGAATAAATTAAAGTCATTTATTACGCTTTTTATGAGTTCGCATTGCGTACGCAATTCAAACGCAATGCGTTCGCATTCATCAACGGAAATACGTCCGTTTTCCTCGTATAGCATTTCAATAATGCACCAGAAACAACCAACTCCAGCAAGCCCGAGTTTCATTTGTAACCGTTGTAGTTTACTGTCGTTTCTTGCGTTGCAATCGTGGCTAAAGTATAAAGTCTCTTTCATTATTTTTTATCATATAATATACGCATGCTATTTTTCTTTCAAGGCAATTCGGTTGTGGCGTAAGCGACTTATCGCAATAGAATAAAGTTGGGTGTTCTTTACATTGTACGCCTCGAATACATTCGCCGCAATCTGAGAAATCAAAACTGATCATAATAGGTGGTGGTTTTACTCGTTTTGCCATTCTACACTTCCTTTATTTTAACTCCGTGCACCTGTCGCATGAGTTTACGCTTTATGATATATTCTTTCGTTCTAACGCCTTTTGAATCCTCAACAACCAACTCACCATTCTGTATATACTGAAAGTCTGCATAGTAGCAAACAGAGCGTTCTACTAACTTTTTCTTGTTAAGCAATTTTCTAACGCCTTGCACTTGAAAGTACTCATATTGAGCCGGGATAAGTTCGTACTTTACTTGTTCTTGTAAGTTTGAGATCAACCCTTGTTTTTCCATCAATTTGAGGACATTAGAGCGGTTATATTCTCGAATAGAATCGTAACCTTTGTACTTTTTATTTTTGTATTTTGCCATGTTTAATAATTTAATTTGTGGAGCGTTAGGAATCGAACCTCGTTTACACCATGCGCCCCGGATTATAAGGGTAGCTTCATTTATCTACCCTCATGTCGTCCAATCCTTTTCAGACGTTTTATTAAAATTGATTTATAAACTAAGATTCCTTATTTTCGCCCTTTTCTGGCTCAGAAGAATAAGGATAGACATCCATTATATCAGTTTCTTTAACCATTTCGATAACATAATCTGCCATCGTTCCCTTCATGCCTTCTACAAGTCTATCCTTTGCCTCTTGCAAGTTGTCAGCTTGTACCAGAACGTTAGTGCGTGTCTTTTTCTCTTTTGCGCTTTTTTCATCAACCGTAATAAATGCGAGTCTACATTTAAAGTATCTATCTCCTGTTTCAGAAGGGAAGAATTCGCTATAACTTGCTCGATTAATATTTGTGATTGTGAACTCGCCAGAAATGAAAGGATGAAGTTCTTCGATAGTACGCGCTTCTGCTTCAGTGAAACTAAGAGCATCAAATAAATACGGTTCAGTAACTTTCTTATTAACCCCGTTTTCCATTACTTTATCGTAGCGGATTTTGCTTTCAAACCAAGTGTGCATCATTTTGTTTGTTTTCTAATTAATTGTTTCAATTTCTTATTTAATAATCTCTGTTTATTAAGCGCTTTTGTGTCCAGCGGATCAGGCGTGCCGATTTTATTTAATTCAGCCTGTATTTCTTCAATTGTGAGCGGTTTACTTTTAGGTTTTTCGCTCTTTGTTGGCTCTTCTTTAGCCTTGCATGAACGTCTTTTCTTTGGAGTTTCGACTTGCTTTTCTTCTGCTTGTTTTACCAACTCTTCCGCCTTCATTTCTGCCAATAGCTCCGGGAAATCTTTATCTAATTCTAGCGAATCGTTAATTAAGTTATGGGCCAATTTTATACGTTCTGTAAGCTCTTGTATTTCTGCAATATGATCTTCTCGTTTCATTTCGAGTATTCGACCATCATTCAGATAGCCGTCATATATCACATAATAGAGCGTATTAACGCTGGGCTTTCCGATAAAGTGCCCTAGAAACTGCCAGTAGTATTCTGTTGATTTATCAATACTATTTAAGAATTGAAGTTCTTCGATTTTAGCCTGAGAAATAGGACACTTAATTTCTCCTAAGGCAATGATAGTTTTACCATCTGGTCCGTACACATAAAAGTCAGGGCTATCTCCAAATCCCGGGAAAGGTTCATTAAATACAATCTCTTCGAAATCATCCGAACAGGATTTAATTTCATTGATTAATTGCGTTCTTATCCATTCGATAGCAAGCGGTTCATTCTCATGTCCCCAGTCGAAGTTTTTATTATTAGTACTTTCTCTTGTTGTACCCGTACGACGTTCATATCGAATAGGGTACAATGCTGCTAAAGACTTTTGACCGAACAGCTCGCCTCTTCCTTTTGTCATTAAGTCAGGAAGAGTAGAAGCAGTTATTTTCCCTCTCCTTTTTTCTTTCCAAATAAATTCTTTTTCTTCCGGCGTTAACATGATTGAAGTGCTTTAATTTGTTCTTGTGAAAGTGAATATTTATCGGTTATTTGATTGATTTTATAACCGCCTTTTATAGCCGATAAGATGTTATTCCAGACAGCCGAACCCGTTTGAACTGTTGGTTTCTCGTTTACGTCTTTAGGAATAATCGTTCTAACTCTAAGTGCATCAGTTTTTTCTCCGAATGCATCTACTCGAGAAGAACCTATTTGTATTCTATGGCCTTTCCAGTCCTCTATAAAAGGAGTTCTATAAAGCTTTTCAATAACCTTGCAGTTAGTTCGGTTTAAAATCATCGGTTTAATCCAATCAGCTTTTTCGACAAAATAGCAAACGAAACATTCTTCTTTCTTGCCGTTTGCTCCGACTACTTTTTCTCTCTTCATTTCTGCAATGGTTAGAACAACGTCTTTCCCTTCCGGCAAGCTATAAGAGCCTAGATAGTCGTAATTAAATTGTTTTTTCCAATGCGTTTTTTCTTCACTCATGGTTTTATGTATTTAAAATTCTTCTTCAATAAATTCTTTAAAACCTAACAGGTTTAATGTGTAGCAATCAGGACAAACAGTAATTATTCCATATTCAGACTCTATCTCAATACCAGAACCATCTTCGAGAGGTTCGCCACAATAGTCACAATGTTGATGATCTAGCGGGCACTCTCCTATTGCTGTACAGTTCTTACAACTACTTCGGCCGTTGCAAACAAATTCTTTTTCTTGCATAGAGATTACTTTAGTGAGTCGTAGTAACTCTGATTAGTTGTATATGCTTTCACTATTTCACTTTCAGAAGCACAACCGCCTAGATCGGTTAGAACTTGTTTATAAACTTTATCTGGCATGTTATATATAACTTCTTGGTTAAAATCAGCTTTCCCGGCGAACAATAACACTATTACAATAAATAGGATTGCGCATAATGGTATATACTTTTTCATCCTAGATAGTATTTAAGTAGTGCATTTTTAGAGAAGTAAAGACGGCCTGAAACTTTTTTGTAAGGCATAGTACCTCTTTGACACCTTTTGTGAATTCCGTATACTGTTGTTCCGAGTAAAGTTGCAGCAGTTTTAACGGTAAGTATTTCATCATGCTGTTGTTTTACAGCTTCAGTTATAGCCGGAGCAACAGCTTTTGCTAACTTGTTTATTTCTGCAATATTCATAACAGGATTACTTTATGCGTTTTACAATAACATTTTCTTCTGGCATTGTTACTTTAAAAACTACGCCTTGCATTTTTTTAAGGTCTGTAGCAGTTGTGCGTACAGAATACTTCTGATCTTTTGGAAATTCCTTTTCATCTCCTACTTTCATGGATAGAAGTGTGGATTTTACAGGTAGCGTCTTTTTCTTTTTCATACTTATTTATTTATTTATTTATAAATCACTTGCACGAGAGATAAAAATAACGTACTTTAGTCCCCGATTTAAATGTGCATATATAAGTTTCGGTTCATACTGAGACAGCTATTTTTATGCCTTTACTTTATTTATTTATTTATTGACTATGCAAATATAGAACATTTGTTCTAACCAACAAAGCAGATTAAATTGTTTTTAAGAACATTTGTTCTATTTAGATATATTACAAATTACGTAGACATGGAGAACGTTGTTATTCAAAGAATTAAAGAATTTTGTACAAATAAAGGATATAGTGAAAATGATCTAGCTAAACTTATAGGTATGGGGCAGAAGACTGTTAATAACTATATGAATGGCAGTAGAAAGATTAGCTATGAATTTATTGAGTCATTTACTAGAACATTTGAGCTTAGCGCAAATTGGTTAATGCATGGCCAAGGAGATATAAGTTTAAGTAAAAATGAAAATGGAATACCTTTATACAAAATTGAAGCAGCCGCAGGATTTGGTAACGATGCTTTTTGCATAGAAGAAAAAGATATTGAAGCTAGATATAATATAAGAGAGCTGGAGACTTCATCATTCATGTTACATGTAAGAGGTAAAAGTATGGAGCCAACTTATAATAGCGGAGATATTATAGCTGTTAAGAAAGTTAACGATAGAAAAGAAATTAACTGGGGTAAGCCTCATCTAATCAGTTCGGCCAAAGATGGTCTTTTAATAAAAAGGATATATGACGACGAGGACGGTTTAATAGCCGTCAGCGACAACCCCACTTATAGACCTATATATATTAAATGGGATGAAATTTCAGGCATTGCTAAAGTTATTGGCAGCGTAAAATTGGAAAACTACTAATTGCTTAATAATGAAAAAGATTGTATTTACAACATTATTATTTATAGCAAGTATATCTATATATGCTCAAAAAGACACAGTAGGAATATATTACGCTAATGGAAATAGCTTGATTAAAATAGAGCCTATCAAATATAGTAAAACAAAAACGAATACATTAGGCTCAGCACTTACGATGGGAATAGCTAATTCTTCTGTTAAAACAATATACAGAGGGGGTTCATCTTTAAATAAAACATCTAAAGAAACTAAATTCTATTTCTATTTCGCAAGCAATAAAATTATTAACGCTTCTGAAATGATGCAAAACTGGATGTTTATTAATTCATATTCTCCTAAGGATTTTATAATAGCTAAATTAAATCCAAAAGGAAATTCGAGAGAATTGCGAGTAGCAAAAATAAATGTTTATGCTGGTATGGAGATGGGAGTAGCGGACGATGCTTTATCTGATATTACATCTAAGCAGATAAAAAATGGAATATATGAAGTAACAATTAAAAATGCTTCTCCTGGAGAATACTGTTTTATGTATAATGGAGCTAACGGATCGGGAGCCTATCTTCCAATATTTGATTTTTCGATAGAATAAACAAGAATAATAGCAAATTTGCTACGTATGTGTTACGATTTAATTTAATTTATTATATAAATATTTGATTATTAATAATATACATATTAGTTACATGATCGCTTCGGAATCACAAAGCAAAATCGCAAATAGCTTATTATTAGCTATTTGCGATTTTTATTTTTACCCAATCTTCCTCATTCTTAGACTAGACAAAGCGCTAGATTGCTAGATCAAGTGCTAGATATACCCGTCTATATCTAGCACCTATATAGAACTAACAGTCAACATGTTAAGCACTCCCTGCTAGATTGCTAGATCATTTTGAGATTTTTATTTTTTATGGGAGATATGTTATTCTCCATAAATAAGTATACCGTTATTCTTTAAAAGAATGTGCATGGAATAACAAGATTACTTTTTCCAAAAATTAAGAAAGTATAAAACTTGTATCTATAATAAAGAAAGATTCTATACAGAAATACTTTATAGAGAGAATTGCTATATTTGCAATTAAACTTTAATATCAACTAGTATGGAAAGAGTATGTCAAAGCTGCGGGATGCCTATGCCATCCGATGAGCTACTTGGAACAAATGCAGACGGAAGTCACAACAATGATTATTGCACTTATTGTTTCCAGCAAGGAAAATTTACAGAGGATTGCACAATGGATGAAATGATTCTTCATTGCGTAGAGTTTTTGGACGAGTTTAATAAAGGGCTTGAGAAACCTATTACCAGGGAAGAAGCTATTGTTCTGATGAAAGAAGCATTCCCTAAATTTAAGAGGTGGAATAAATAAAATACACTTATCAGTTCCAGTCAGTACTAAACTAAGTTAGGAATAAGAGTAGAAATACATTATCAGTACAATTAATCTGATGATGTGGATTTTTATTGGAAAATCTAATAAAACATTATAAAAACAAAACGAACCAGATTAGCATCTGATTCGTTTTGTTTTTATAATTACTATAATCTATTTACTTGTCTTACTCGCCAAACGGGCATGTCTCTAACAAATAAATGGCATCCAAACTCCATGTGGCCACATCATTGGTACTCACAAATGGAATCTCATCAATTGGAGCAGGCACTTCCGGTGGCAAAATGCGGGAAGTCTTGAGGGGTGGTAATGTTTTGTTCTTTCCCCAACGTAATAAATCATTCCAGGCCTCTTTACCCATATCCGGCTTCTGCATATAATAAGCAGCATAGCCTAACAATCGGGAAATTCGGAAATGATTATTACTGATCTCTGCAGCTTTTTTCTTATAATTTGCAGCATGATCCAGCCAGACCTTGTTCCATTCGGGCATATTTACCATTCTTTGCAATTCATTCATAATCTCAAAGCCACCCATTATAGTCATCAGGTGATTTGTATTTTGCATTGCCGAGTCACCTTCAAAGGTTATCATTCCTGTAGCAGGATCAAATCCTAAAGCTTTCGGTCCGGAAAACAGTCCATGCTTTAAAGATGCAATACTTTTCATTCCGGTAAGAATCCTATCCCGGTAAGTAGTATTTCGCGTACGTTCCCACTCCGTCATCCAATTGCCTGCATACGCCAACCAATCCGGACCAATTCGTAAACGAGCCGGAGCAGTACAAGGATAAAGACTACGAGGTTCTGCCAAACGCATTGGATCTAATGTATAAAGTTTCTGCTCAGCATCTTTAACTTCTTTCATCAAATCGCCGCAACGTTCGTCGGTTGTCAGATAGTAATAAAAGCGATTCCAGGCAGCCTGACTTATACGTGCTTCTTTCGCTCCGCATCCCCAGTGACTTACATTATGACGACTTCCTAGTCCTGCGTTTTCTCCTATATGATAAACATCAACCTCGTCTGTATGACGTGTCATTGCTTTAGCCATCTTCCATATATCAGCACGTCCGGTACGCAGGAAATTATACCATAACCACATATTTGAGCCTAATTCAGTATTGTCCCAGGCAAATCCTCCTACATCATACCTCCATTCATGCCGAACAGGATCGTAAGCATGCATTACATCTCCGTAATTCCAAAAGCCGTACCATTTATTCTGTTCTATAGCTTTTTGGTAAAAGTCAATATATCCATTCAATCTATCTTCAATATTAGCACGAAAAGGAGTACTATTATCGGGTAAACTCCATACTCCAAAAGCTTCTTGTCGTTGCAAGTACTCAGGAGAAC